AGGAAAGAGGTTCATCGGTGCATTTACAATTATATACATTCATCTCCAGTACATCCATATTCTGGAAGTATTTTCTCTTGAAGTTCAATGATATGTCCTGCTAAATATACAGCACAATCTAAGGCTTCTTCAAGGGATTCCTGAACAAAGTCTCTACCATCTGAGGAGATATTTTCTTTACCATAACTCTTCTCTCCCTTTTTAAGACGTTGCTCTATTAGTTTAAGTATTTTACTGTTCATATCTTACCTCTTCCAATCTAGATACTGGTATTATTCTTAATTTAATATCATTACCTACAATTTGAGTTCTAAATTGTTTTGCAAATTCTTTACTAATCTTGTATTTATATGGGAAAGTTTTCTTTCCTTCTGAATTTTTATGATCAATATCTACTATACAAGGGAGCCTAAACTCTGCTATACCTATAGCTCTCTCCTTAGTACCACCATCCCATATCGGTTCATGAATAGTATATTCATTTGTTTTTGTCATGCTTTCTCCTTGTTAAAATTGGTAAATAAGAACGAAGAATTGTTTCAAGAACCTTAATCTGCTTCTTGAGCTCTATGTTCTCTAACAATACTTTCTTTAATATTTTCTGTAAATGTTTCATAAGGGGGCAGCTATAGGAATAGTGTGGATACACTGTGCTCATCAAGATTGAAGCGTACCCCCTTATAATTCATTGTTATGCTACTGCTCTACAAAGACCATCTACAATAGCAGCATTCTGTCCATATGTTGCAACAGTAGGATTTTCCTTATGCCATAGCAGATCTGTACCGGCATTAAGTAATTGCCAACCAGTATATGTATTAGTGTCTTCAGTTCCTGTTTGAACTGGATTAATAAAGCGATCTACAAGTTGTCCCCAAATAGTAATAGGAATTTCTTGTAAATGTTTATATCTAATATTACCAAGTTCTTCTACAGTAACATGTAAATTACTTAACTTTCTTAGATTAGTAATGAAATCATCTAATTGATAAGTACCACCAACAAGATTATTAATATTAGTCACTACCTGCTCAAGACTGTCACCCCAATCCTCACTTTTAGGTTCATGTTTGAATCTATAAGTATTGAAATGATCTTTACTCATCATACCATTGGTACATATAAGTCTATATAGCATCATTGCAAAGCCAAATGCTTTAGAACCATCATATGAGTTCCAAAATTGCATGCCTAAGGCCACATCGTCACCTGCCTTAACCTCACCTGCCACATGCTGAGATCTCATGGAATACACGAAATTTCGGCCATTAAAGAATGTCTTATCATGAACAAAGTCAATCTTACATTCTTCAGCTACTTGATGAGCAGCATCTTTTACTTCTTCATTGGGTAGTAACATATAGCTATTACCTACTACACCTGCTTCTTTCCATGCTGGCATTACATCTGTTCCACCAGGATGTTGCATCTGAACTGCATAAGCAGATGATCCTATACCATTATAATCTAATGGTACTTTTCTTATTGGTAAATAAGGGTTCATGGGGTATTCTCCTTGTTTTTTAGTTGTGTTATTTCTCTTTCTAATATATCAAGCACTTCAAGTATTCCATCTAATTGCTCTATTACTCTCGACCTAAACATATTCATTCCATCTTGCCAATCGGCTTCGGCTGCCATCTTATCTTGAAACATCATTTGATCCTTTGTCTAAATACAGCTTTAGCTCCTTCTGAATTAGTTCTTATGGTTGTAGTCTTACCAGTAAGTCTGGCAATCTTCTCTTTTTCAACCATCAACCACTCAAGAACAGTGATATAGGTTCCTCTATACCAGGTTTCCTCTTCAGGATTAAGCCATTTTGTGATTTGTATCATCCTATTTTAGTACCATCAACAATCAATTCAAGATTTAATGTTTCTCTTTCTCTGTTGGCTGTACATACAACCTTTAATGATTTAATGAGATTATTTTCATCTTTATATGGTGTTAATGATAATACCTTATTAGCGTTATAACCAATACGGAAGGAACCTTTAGCTGAAGTTATATCCATACCTTCATGAAAAGCTTGCTTGGTTATTTCAGAGACTGCAAATACTACTACATTATTCTGAATCGCAACTTCCATTAAAGCTTGAGATACTTCTTCAACCTTCATATTATTATCATGCTTCTGAGATTTGAACAAACCCATATGATCTACCACTATTATTTCTGGCTTATATGGTAGCATCATGATACGTTTATTAAGTTCATGAGAATAACAGCTATTATAATCTATAGTAAGCCAATCAAAGTTCTGTGAAATTCCATTAGCATACTGTTTATAATGAGCTTTAAGTTCATCTTCATTCCAACCTTTCTCCATCATAACAAATCTCATCCACATCTGACGTGGTGACATTTCCATTTCAATAAAGTAAGTTGGACGTTTAAGTTTCTGAACCCAACTCTGTAAGAGCATGGTTTTCATAGACTTAGGTGGTGCTTGTAGGATTACAACTTCACCAGGATATATAGGAAAGTCTTGATCATACAACTTACCTATATTTATAGGATCCAGATCTCTTGTGAAAAACTCAACAAGTTCTTTCTCCATAGCTTTAGCATCCATCATGTGTTGAGACTTCTTAGCTTTATAAAGCCTACATGTAAATTCGCAATGATTATCCATGTGAGTATCAGTACATCCGTAGTTATAACCATTACCATTATGACCTTCATAACAATCAGTTACAATCTTATCCATTTCCTTTTTAGTGAAAGGATGTTTGGGTAAATCTACTCTCTGTCTCCAATCTTCCATGATTAATCTTACTACATGCTCAGGATATCTCCATCTAAGGAATGCTCCAACACGTAAAGCTATCTGATGTCTAGATCCCTGACCAGTACCAGCCATCATAGTTTGAATGCATGGGTACCATACAGGATCAGGACTTTTACCAAGAGTGACAGTTTCAAATGTCTTATCACTAGCTATAGTCTTACGCTTTAATACGTCAAATACAGGTTCACATTCTAATGATTGCCATGCATAAGTACTTCTTTTACCTTTTGCTAAGGTTTGTATTTCTTTTATAGGTTTATGTAATTCAGCTTGTAACAATGGTATCTTCCATAAACTGGATTTACTATTGAGAGTATTCACTACCCTTATTAACCTAGTCTTGTCAGATACAGATACATCTGCGTATTCATAAACTCCTCTAGCCATCAATTCATCTTTCACCATTAAGTGAAGATTAGGTGCTGGTTTCCATCTAAATGCAGATCCAGGTATACCTAAATGAAATCCTGTTCCAGAAAAGTAAACTTGATATGGGATACATAAGTCATCTAGAAGGATACCTAAACCAATTGTTTTTTGTCGAGCATTATCTGGATTTGAACCATCAACATCGAGAAGAAATTCATCAGGCATATAAAGCATTCCATCATATGATGCAAGAGTTCCTTTCTGTTTAACATAATCAACTACGTGATTATCATAATCCCACAGGGACATGAAAGTATCTTGTGCCATACCGGCCCATTTCTCAATATCGTGTACATCTCCAAAATGATGTCGATTTGCTAATCCAAATGCAAATTCTTTAATCATCTTTTTCTCCTAATTCTTCATCTAAGAATGGAATACTATTTAAAAAGTTTCTAAGACAAACTAATTGCTTTAAATCTAATTCTTCTGAAATAACTTTGGTTTCTTCTTTATCCCAAAGTTCAAATAATTCAATATCTACATGACGATTTATATCATTTTTACCAAGCCACACATTAAAGTTTAGATTTTTTATAGCGTTAGCTTGCCCTTTTATGTTCTCACCAACATCCCATTCATATTTAATTACATTAAGACTCATCATTCTCCTTTATTGCTTTATCTATTATTGCAAGAGATTCTACAAATGCGTTTCTTGTTTCCATCAGACGTTCAGCATCCCATCCATCTACAGAGTCCCTCACTATGTCTACTATTTTAACTTCTTGCCAAAAATCATCCCACCATGGAGAGATTATTAGCTTGTCTCTACTTATAGAAGAATAGAACTCATCTTTATAGTAGGGTGAAACAGCATTCATTATTTGTGGAGTGAGCGATTCAACAAGCATCATTTTTATTTTGCTAATATCAAACATCTCTTCTAAAGCATCTTGTATGTTATAAGCACCCAATCCCTCATCAATTCCATTTTCTATCCAGCCTTTTAAACATCTTTCACTCATTTGCTTGTCACCTTCGCCTTCAGGAATGTATGAAGATTCTCGATGTTTTAGTTTAACTTTCTTCATTGTTTCTCCATTGCTTTATGATCTTGTTCTTCATGATATTTATTACAATCTTTATCAATATC